GTTGGGTATGCATTACTAAACCAACTTTAGAACGAGATTCTTCTGGTAATGAATCTACGAATGTTTTAAATGATAAGATAAGATCACCTGGTTGTTTTCTTCTGATATTTCGATTATTCCAAAATACTATGAATTCAATATCATTTTGTTTTTTGAATTGATCATGCATTTTTTTATATGCATTATCTGATGAATCTAATGGTTTAAAATTATTATGATTAAGACCATGTGGTACATAACCCGTAACTACATCATTCCATTTTAGATTAAGCGGTGCTATATCAAATTCATCATAATCTACAACACCGAAACCGTTCTGTTTAAGAACTTCTCTGTGAATATTATCAGATTGCTTACTAATTCCCATAATTAAGTCACAACTACCGTAAAATGGAGCATTCCACATTGGATAAGGTAAATCATCCCATATTGAATAATAAATTAATGGAATTCCATAAGTTGTTTTAATTTCATGCTCTAATGCATACAACCATGTCCAATATCTTGGATCAGTAAAATGAAAAATTGCATCTGGTTGTTCTTGATTTAACAATGCAAATAAAACATTGCGATCTCCATAACCTGACCATGGAATTAATTTTACTGATGCATCTGCAACGCCTGTTTCTTGTGCAATTTGTTGAGATAAATCTAAACCTTTGCCATGTTCTGGGTGTTGTAGTGCTGCACCTAATTGCACCCAATCATACGTTTTAACTGTATTGTAAATAATTTCTTTGCTAACCGTTCCAATACCTGATGGTAAACGAAAATCATCTGCTAATAATAGAATCTTTTTTTTCTTAGGTTTGTTAGGATCGATTTTTTGTAATTTTGGTAATTGCATTCGTAACTTTTCCTTTTATTATAACTTTATTATAAATATGTATTAACCTAGTATAACTACCGGTTTTTCTAGTTTTTTAGTGTTTGTATATGCTGTTTTGAGTACTGGATCTAATTGTGATTCGTTAGTCATGATAATCATATAATCACATCGTTCAGCAATTAATTTCATGCGATGATGAAGCTGACTAAAATGATAAGATTTTCCATAATATGATTCTGGCATTGCAGAATGTACATTGTAACCTGAAAATGATGGATTATATTCTTCATATTGCATTCCAAATTCTAAAGCAAACTTTCTTACCATGCTATTAGCGCCTTCCGCTCCGCCAGCGCCTAATACAACAACATCATCACCAAAACGTTGTTTTAGATTGCGAAGTGTTTCTTGAACCTTGCGTTTATTCTGCCAATTTGTATTTCCAATTACTGCTACTCGTTTCATTTCTTTTCATATAAAAATTTAACGCCTTTTGGCATATGACCATAAACAATTCGAAGAGCTTCTTCTAGCAATTTTCTATTAGTTTTACTATTCGGGCCTTCATCATTGGTACATAATGTATATTGCATAGTAGTAACATGGCAGCCTGGCCACGTTGGATGATTCTTCATCTCAAATTGATATACATAAATGTGCTTGTGTTGGAACATACTATATTATATAAAAATTTATTCTCGAATCCTATTTTCTTTTGGACAATTTGCATAATCTGTTTTGAATGGACAATACTTACAATTCTTATCACCTTTACCTGATATTGCAAGATATTTTGCTTCGGCATTCTTGTTACCGTCTTGATCAAAACATTGTTCAACAAATGCATCAATTTGACGCTGTACTTTCTTTTGGGTAACTGTACCTGATGATGGTCTAAAGTTTTGAATGCGCTTCTGCGGAAACATTGAATCCTCAATCATTTTGCGTTTCACAATAAAGAATTCAACATCAATATTTTCTTTAGGTACATTGAATTGTTTGGAAAAATAATTCTTATATGCAACTAATTGAGCGGCCTTTAAGCTATCTGCTTTTTGATATTTATTCCAACCTTGACGCGACGTCTTGATATCATATAATACAATGCGATTAGTTGGTACATGGCGCATAATAACATCGATGAATCCATACCAATATACTGAAGGATTTGAATCTGATGCTTGAACACATAGATCCAATTCAATACCAACCAATTCCCAACCTTTGCTAGAAAAATATGCTGAGCGACGTTTCTTGAACCATTCTAATATTGCAACACCATCTTCTAAATATTCTGCTAATTGCAATGGATTCGAAAAATGTTCTCCACCCATATCCGTTACACATCGTACATATTCTTCTCGAAGCTTGTTTTGAAGGATGTTACGAAAATCTAAATTCTCAGCTTTCTTAACTGATTCGGTATACATTACTGTTAAGAAATGTTGAAATGTTTCATGAAATGCCGTTCCAAATGCTGTTTCAATTGATGCTTGAAATGGAGCTAAGCCATCAATATAAGCAAGTTTCCAAGATAATGGACAACGCTCATACATGGACCATTGTGAATAAGATATCTTTCTAGGAACTGTTTCAGGATCACGAAGTGATAAACGGTATATTGGTGCAATGTATTGTCCTTGTTTCATACTTATAATATAAGAAAAATAATTCAAGAACACAAAAAAAGCTCGACATTTCTGCCGAGCTTGATATTAATCTATTTGTTCCGTAAATGATAAAACCCCATCTAACAATTCATCTTTTTTGTTAGACATTTCTTCATAAAAGGCATCTGTCCAACAACCATCTTCATCTCGATATTCTGGATCTTCAAAAAATTCTTCATCTGGATGAAAATATTCAATGTCTCGATATTGTTGATTCGAAGCAAATGCTCCAATGAAACAATAACCCTCATCATCAAAGGTTCCTTCAACTTTAGCTCCTGCATATTGTTCTCGAAGGAAATCGGTTAGTTTAAAAAACAATCCTTCTGGAAAGTCCCATGCACTAACAATGTGCAGATAAACGGTATCATCAGATGCATCTATATCGTTTAGATAACACCATTTAGCACCAACGTTGTCAATCCACCATTCCCGCGTGTCTTCTGTGCCATCATATAAACTTTCAAAGAGACAATTTGAACAAGCTTCTATGCGACTCATATATGTTGAATTTTCAGGCCATTTTTCTGAATTTGTTTCTAATCCAATCCACTCTAAAAATCTAGAAGTATCTTCCGGGTTTGGAAATTTAATTTCGAAAGTTGAATAAACGTGATTTGCCATTTTCTTATATTTTTCTATATTATAAAAAATTATTTTTGTGAATCCAAATTATTTGACTGAATCTCTATAATAATGTTGTTGCTCGATTAGATATATATCGATTAAATCTTTAGTTTTTTGCAAATCTTGTTCAAATAAACCCTTATGTCGACATCTTACAATGCGTTTAATAATATCAAATTCATATGCATTCAACCCCCAATCTTTTGCAAATTTATATAAACTCTCGTTACCTTTGTAGTGTTTTTGTGTATTTACGCTCACTTGATTCCTTTTAACATTTTCTTTTTCTCAGCATCATTATAACCATACATTGTCAAAATTCGGTCCAATGTAACTTTATCCATTAAATCTGCATAATCTGAAGCTTCGGACTTACTAATCTGATAATGTTCTGCAAGTTGCGTAATTAAATCTTTATCAAATTTATCTTCCGATTTGCCTTTTATATATTTTGCAAAGCTTTTGTTTGTAGGCAAAAGTTCATAATACAATCGATATGTTTCTTGTGGTCGTAATAATCCAATTGTATATGTTTGTAATTCATTAACTAATTCAGTTAATTCCATTCGCATAGACAACCAACGATTAACAATAAACGGAGAAAACTTCTTTTGATCCGTTTCGGACCATTTTTTCCATTCTCGTTTTTTATCCGTTACGCCTCCGATAAAATCAAAAATTGTTGCTGCTTTCTTTTCTTCTGCCATTTATTATAATTTATATTTTTTACGATATTGTTGTTCTAAATACGGTCCCATTCCCATTTCTAAAATAATTGCAGAATCCGGAATTCCTATGATGCGTTTTGCATCTAAAATATCATCTATAGATTTATTGCGAAATGTTTTTATCTTAGTTTTTGCATTACTACGATCAGATGTTTTAAAAATAATCGTAATTAAATCTTTATGATATGGAATTGACATTATTTTTTAATTTTTATGGGTTGAAATTCTTCCGGGATAGCACCACAATCGTCACATCTAAATACTGGAATTGGTACCATAGTATCTTTATCGTTTCCTGTTAAAAACTTAGAAACTTTATTAATTGCCATAACTTGACGAAAATACAATCCGTCACATTCTTTGCATTGAATTGGTTGCATATCGTTAGGACCAATATTAACATTCATTTTACTCATATTTCTCCTAATAAATTTACAAACATTGCCATAATATTAATTTCTTTATCTACAACCGATGCATCTTTGTATTGTGCTTCTGCTATAATTAAAATACACGGAGCTACATGACCAGTTCCCCAATCATCTAATGTATCATAAAGAAATGTATATAATGGAGTGAAATCTTTTACTTTGCTATCTGCAATCGTTTGACGAATTTTATTGAACGATGCTTTTTTGTCTTTAGCATTCTTTAATACCTCTAGAATTTCAGTCATATAATTTGCTTGAATAGCACTTGCTTTATCTAATTGTAATTTTCCATTAACTACAGATGCTTGTGCTGCATTAATTGCACGGCGGATATCTGGGTATGATGCATTGATAATTGCTGCAACATCTTTAATATCATATTCAACACCTTTATCTTCTAAAACTGTAACTAAACGTTTAGCTACATCTGTTTTGCTAGGCGGGGTGATTGCAAATGTTTGACAACGAGATTGAATTGGATCGATAATCTTTTCTACATAGTTACATGTAAGGATAAACCGTGTTGTTTTGCTATACGTTTCCATCAAGTTACGCAATGCTGCTTGTGCATTTGGTGTTAAATAATCAGCTTCATCTAAAATGATAATTTTCCAACGACGAAACCCAACTGTCGATGCATATCTTTTAATTTTATCTCGCACTGCATCTACTGAGTTTTCGTCTGATGCATTAATATACATTAAGTCAGCATCAACGCTATTTGCGATAATCTTTGCCAAGGTAGTTTTACCAGTACCAGCTGAACCATAAAATAACAAATGCGGAACATCTCCATTTTCAATGAAAATTTTAACTTTTTCAATGATGTGTTCATTACCAATATAACCTTCTAACGTATCCGGGCGAAATGATTCAACCCAAAGTGTATTTTCTTGTTGTTTAAACATATTTTTTATTTACCTGTTGATCCGAAACCTTTTTCTCCACGCTTTGTGCCACCGATAAGTGAGCCTACTGCCTGCCAAGCAATATGTTCAACTTTAGCTAATACTAATTGCGCAATTCGTTCGCCGATTTTAACTTGAAAATCTTCAGTTCCATGATTAATTAATATTACTCCTAATTCTCCACGATAATCTGAATCAATTGTGCCTGGACTATTTAATACAGTTACACTATATTTAAGTGCTAAACCACTTCTAGGTCTTACTTGTATTTCATAACCATATGGAATTTCAACATATAATCCAGTTTTAATTAAAGCAGTTTTACCAGGTTCAATAATTACATTGTCATTGCTTCTAATATCCATTCCAACACTTCCCCCGGTTTCATACTGAGGGAGAGCATTGGCTGATTTATTTACTATCTTTATTAACATTTATATAATTTATTTCTTAAAATATTTTCTTTCCATGGAATAAATCTTAAATTAGATATATCTCCAATAATATTAGGATCAATATTATCGCGGAAACCTTCGGATATCGGAATAATATGATCTAATTGATAATTATCGGTACCTTTTTTTGCTTTTCCGCGGTTTTCATGAAATTCTAAAGTATGTATTGCTTGTCGTTTTGTTATTTTATGAACTTCATTATAATATTTCTTTTTTTCGGATAATACCTGCTCATATTCTATTTCACTTAAATTAGTTGCTAAACTATTTTGCATTCCTAATGATATATTATATCCATTCGGAATACGTTTTTTAGTTTCATATGCTTTTAGTAAACCTTCTGAAATTTTTTGCTTATGTATTATGCCTTTTGGTTTACCTGTCCAATATCCAATACAACCTGTATTTTTTTCTGAAACTGTTTTTTTCCATTCTGCAGTTTTAGGTTTGCCGTATGATGGATTTTTTTCATTCAATTTTGAACAACTATAACATTCCCATTCTTGCATACGCTTTAACAAACCTGGAGTCATTCTTTTTGCTTTAGAATATTTAGGTGATCCGCAATTTGGGCAGTCACAAACATAATACCGTTCCATATTAACCTTTTAAATAAATATCATACGGTATTAGTTTTGTAACATTACTTTCCAAATTTAATTCTGCAACATCACAAGCCAATATGTAGATTCAAAATCCGAACCAGTAAAATCAATACGAGCTAAACCATCCGGAGATACCTTAAGATAACCAGAATCTCCTCGATTTGCTACAAGAACTTCTTTTAGTTTATCTGCAGAGAAACAAACCGGATCCATTGAGTTTTGATTTGCTGCTCCAACTTCAAATGAAATATTATCTGCATTTACGGTTGAATAATTGATAATGAATTTAATTTGTCCATTAACAATTTGAACTGCAAAGTTTTTCGCATCTGGTAATGCATTCTTTGCTTTAATGAATTTACTGATAAATTCTTCATTAACTGGAATGGTTACTTCATAATCTGGTTCTGCATTGATTGAAGGCACTGCTGGAATAACTGTCGTATCAGCCAACATAAAAGTTGCTTTAGTTGTTCCTTCTGAAATTTTCATTGCATAATTCTTACCAGCTGCATTTTGAACTTCAATTTCAATATTCTCATTCAATGCACCAAGCATTTTAATTAATGCGCCGGTATGATTAATACCTAACATACCTGTCATAAATGGAGTGGTATTCCATTTAATTTTACCTACAATGGTTTGATCCATATCAATTAGTTCACAACCAATTGATCCTTCTTGTTCTTTCAACGTAACCGCTTCGCAATTTCCTGCTAAGTAGTAACGATTAATAAACGATTGTAACTTGCTTTTTTCCATTTTTTATTTCCAATTAAAAAGTAAAGAATTTATTAAATTGTTCTGCATCGGTAGTTGAAATACTGCTACCACCGAATTTTTTATATGTTTTGATGTATTTCTCATATACTTGAGGTGCGTTGTCTGGATCTGCAAACATTTCGTGTAATGATAAAACTACATCATATAAATCTTTTGGAATTACTGTTTCTAGCAATTCAACGTGACTATCAACTAATTGATTGATTTCATTTGCAGCTTGTACATATAAATGTGTATTATGTACAACCATTCTAGGCATAGCTTCTTGTGAATATCTATCTAAGCCTTCTGGCGTTTTTCCGCCTAATAATTCATAGGTAAAATCTGAGCATGCTGGGCAATTCATTGCGCAAGGTACGTGCTGAGTTAAATCAATTGCAACTTCGCCTGTCTTACCTTGTTTGATATGTGACTTTCTGCGGTATTCTGCATTCTTTGGAAAATATAATTCAGAGAATGTTTGTGTTTTATAATTCGTAGAATGAAGATACGTTCCAAATACCGGATATTGACCTGGAGAACTAGAATCTGTTGTAATATAAATTCTATTGCCTGTCAATTCATTCATTAACTTTTGCAATGTTGCTAAAATAAAGAAATCTGAAATTTTACTAATACCAAGTAAGTGAACATATTCTAATCGTTTATTTTCAAATTCTCTTTCTTTAAGCATCAAAGATACCGCAAACATAAAATCTACTAATTTTTGCGGACCTCCGATTGCCCAACCTTGAAAATCAAAATGTTTAAATTTATGATACCACCAAGTATACTCATCTGTATTAGAACCTTGTAACATGTTCAAAAACTTAGTTTTGCCACTTTGATGTTTTTCAAACCAAGCAAAGTTATCATAACTAATATCGGCACACTCAGCGAATTTGTTTTTATATTTTGTCTTGGGTGGAATATCGAGATTTGCTGCTACATCACTATTAGCTTCTAACCAATGAAAAATCTTTTCTCGCAATTCGTTACTATATGGTAATGCACCAGTTGCAATCTGATAACCGCCTGAGTCGCCAAATACTAATACATCTTTTTCTAATCCTAATTGATCACGAAAATCCATTTTCTTGTAATGATGCCCTGCCGTAATCAAGAAATATGGATGACGCCATTTTTCTGGATAACGGGAATCAAAGAACTTTACGGGATCGCCGTTTGTAAACTTCATATCTTTCTTAAATGCAGATACCATGGAACCTGCAGATAAAGATGGAAAGTATATGAATCTTTTGTTATCGCTCATTATATTCCTTTAAATTATTAATTAAGTGTGTTGCCGAAAAAAAGTTATTATGTAATTTATCTACCAAATTAGCAATCTGTTCTGATAAATCTTGTTGTTCATATTTTAATATTGCTTGAACTGTCTCATCTACAGTGTCTGCTTGTTTAAACATAGGGTGATACATTTCCGTATATGATAATCGATTTGGAACAATTGGACATGCTCCAGCACAAGCCGATTCATACATAGAAATACCCAATGTTTCTTGATCTGCAAATGATACTGCAAATTTAGATCTTTGAAGCAATTCATGATATTCTTTTTTAGTTAAATTTATTTCCATTGCAACACAAAATTGATAATGTGCTAATTCAGGTCGTGATGCTAATTCTTGAAATAAATCTAAACGTTTCTCTGGGGCTATGCGATGCGGAAATACAATTATATCTTGTTTTTGCTGCCATGAAACAAATTGAATTATATCTCGTGTATATTCCATTGGCCAACCCGTACGATTAAATGTCGGATTCAAAAAGACATCATATGTTTTACACATCAAATCAAAATGTGCTTTAGTTGCAATCCAATTGTGATCATATGCGCCAATCATTGCTTGTTCAGTGTGTCTAATCCATGATTTATCTCCTACGAGACGACCTAAAAAATCATTTGGGTCATATGAACCCGCGTGCCATAAACCGTGTGTTACAACAGGTATATTTAAAAGCTCACTCATGTATTTTACATTGATAATGCCCGGGTGCCAAGCATCTGTAAAAATGATATGGTCGCCGGTTTGTATATGACCTTTAGTAAACATATATGATAAAGTATGCACTTGCTTTGCTTTATACATATTAGTGCCACCGAAGTTTAAAAAGGCACCTGGTGTCGTTGCTTCTGGAATATTTAAATCTCCTTCAACTACAATAACTTCAAACCCAGCGTCTTCTAATAACTTCGGTACATGTGTCTTCCATTCGCAAGTATAACGAGTAGGAACTGATTCTATGTCAACTAAAAATATTTTCATATTATCTTTCAATGATTGCACCATTTTCCCAATCTTCCCAAACTTCTACTTTGTATAATTCTGGAAATCTCCATAACAACCATTCGCCAATTTTTTCACATGACATCGCACCAAATTCTAATACATTGATAACGCCAGTTTCAAATTGTCGTTGTAGTTGCGATTTTATTTCACGATTCAATAAAATAAACTCTTTATCGCGATCTGTGTGAGTTACTTTAGCATAACAACGGAAACCAAACATGTGTCGATGTCTATCTGATAAGAATGCTACTTCCGGAAATATGTCTTTTGCAGCAGGCCAATTATGAAAGCCTTCCATGCTAAATGTTACTACTACGCTGTATTTCATCTGCTATTAATTTTTTAAATTTAGTTGTAGACCAACCATGATTTCTATTTAAATAATGTATTGGAATATGTAGTTCCTTGCCGGTAAATTCTGCGGATATATAATCATCTCCTAGAAATCTTACATCTGGTTCAATTGAACGTAATAAAAATGTTAATTCGGCTTCTGTATTGTAAGTTAAAATCATACAACCTTTAACCATATATGTTAACATTTCACGTCGCTCTGCTATAGATAAAACTGGTTTTAGTTTTGTAGGTCGTTCGATTGTCGGATCATCATGTAATAATATTATTAGTTGATCGCAGTTTTCTTGACATTGTTTAAACATATGAATATAACCTGGGTGTATACAATCAAAGTTACCTGCTATAACACCCGTCTTCATTGTTCGTATCTATCAAATTTATAATCATCTGGCAATACTTGTTGCATATTATGCACTGTCGTACAATATAATGAATAATCATTATATACAACTTTAATGCTATCTGTTTTCTTTAACAACCCAGCATCCTTCTCATTAAGCATTAACAATATATGAGCTCTGATACGAATCATAGGTGGAATCTTTTCAAGCATACCTGGTTCGACTTCGATCGAGACAAATTGTTTGTCTGACATCATATTGAATATATTGTTCCAATCAAAACCTTTGATTTGATTATTTACCAATTGTTTAGTTGCTGGAGAACAAATATAAACGTGTGCTACAGGTTTCCAAATTTCTTTACCTAATACTAATGTATTAAAATCGGAAACAAACATTGTTTCTACGTCAGTAAATCGTCCTTCAACTTCTTTACCAAACCATATGCTTTTATAACCAATCATACTATATTATAATAAATTTATTATTATTTTCCAAATGAAAAGAATTTAGCTACGTTATTATTTTCAGGAAATGCTCCCCAATTCATTGCAGCATAAAAATCATCAAGTTTATTTTTTAATTCTTTTTCAAAAATTTTATTTCTATCAATATATTGTTCAACGAAATCTGCAATAACTTTTGGATCTTGGTAACCTCGCAATGCAATAGTATCAAAGCCATATGGATTATCTGACAAATAAGCCCATTTAACTTTTTCGCCGTCTGTTATCATTTCTACATCTGTTATTTTATGCATTGATAACAAATCATTAAAATTGATTGCAGCTTTAACGTGTGCTGGAGTACCCGATAAATAACCTGTAAATGGTTTACGACGTTTAGTATATTTAGAAATTTCTTTTACTCCGGAGTTTTTCATTACATTGAGTATTGGAGATTTCTTAAGATCTGTTTTAAATTTATGGATCATATCCGTAGTTTGAGTTTTATCTCGTTCTTTAAGAATATGCCATAATGTTTCTTTCATGATCTTTTTAAAATCTTCCGGAAAGCTTGATCTAACAACATCTAATCCTTTGATATCTAATTTATCCGTAGATTTGCCTTCTTTGAAAATTACCCATTGTGCATATCGTTTCTTTGCAATCCATAAACCAGACTTTGCAACATATTCTTGTTTAATTTGCCAACGATGTGTTGCTGTATTATGGAAAACTTCAGCATAACGATCATACATTTTATTAACTAATGCTTGAACTTCAGATGCAATTGTATTTGTTTGATCAATCATAAATTGTTCATCCGATTCATCAAATCCTGGAAATCGTTTTTTAATTAATGGCAAACTGGATACAAAGGTTGAATCTGTATCAGTATAAAATGCAAATTCTGCTTTGCCATTTGTTGCATTAATAAAATGATCTTGACCTGTTTCTTTTGCATAATGATTATTGATAACCTTTGCAGAAAATTTAATTACTGCTTGACCGGTTGCTGTAATAGCACCTGCATTATCTAAATCATGGAAACGAAATGTCTTAAGTCCTAATACTCCATAAAATGAATTGAGCAATACTTTTTGTGTTAATTGAAGTGCATCATAAAATTTATATTGTTCAGAACCAACTTCAAATTCATCTCGTTTATCTTTATAAATAACACGCTCCTCAAACCATTTTTCTAGAATGGTTGGTAAGAATCCTTTACGAGCCGTTTGATATACAGTACCATTACTTGCAACTGTATAACTATTATCTAATAGCCACGCTTTAACGTGTAGGATATGTGTACCATCTTGCAATGTTACTTCTTGTGGTTTTGATTTTAACAAACATTCTTGATCCCAATTTTTAATAACACCTATTTTAGTTTCTGGAGAAATATTAAGTGTCATGATAATACTTGGATATAGTGATGTTAAATCTAAGTCATATATCCATTTATACAAACCTGGGACAGGATCTTTTACATATGCTCCTGCTAATGCATCTGCTTCAGTTTCTTCTTCAATAAATCTAAATTGTTTATTTGGTGCAACTAATCCATTGCGTTTTAAATCCACGATAGCAGCACCATCTAAATATTTAGATGCATAATAAACATCTTCATACGGAACATGTCCTTTATGACATATGGTTCGAGCAAGATTAAGAAGTTGTGTCTTTTCATCTAGATCTTGAACTAGATTAACGTCAACCATGTTATATTCAACAAACTTGTGAATATTAGTTGCAAAAAGTTGATTTAAATCTCCTTCATATTCAACTTTGCCTCGACCTAATTCAAATTTAGCAACTGTGTCTAAACGATAATTTGGAAGTTCTGTATATGTAAATTTTTTATAAAGTGTCAAATAATCTAAACTTGATACCCCGAAGATTTTATATCGTTCACGATTCTTGTTCCATTCAACAATTCCTGCTGGAGATAATTTTTTTATTGACTGTGCACCTAATACATTTTTACAACGATTAATAAGATATGGGATATCATAATTGTCTGTATTCCATCCTGTGATAACCGTTGGTTGAACTGCTGCAAATATATTAATAAAACGTGTTAACATATCTGCTTCACTACGAAATATTTCTACTTCATAATCAGTTTCTGAAAAACCGGTTGTTGTAACTCGTTTTTCTTCATCTAATAACAATACTCTGCGGTCATTACCGGCTTTATCATAATATGCAATAGATGTAATTTTTAATCGAGCTTCTACTGGTGTTGAATAACCATTTTCATCTCGCTCAGACTCAATATCAAAGAAAAAGTCTCGATGTCCTTTTGATGGCTCATCTGATTCATAATACAAATCAATCAATGTTCGTACTTCTTCATTTAAATCAGATTCATATGCCGTTCGATTGTCTTTGTGATTGCCAGGTACTTTATTTAAAATTGCACCATCTAATGATTTATATTGTCCGTTTGAATCTGGTAAATATGCATATGGTTGAAATGTAAACTTTTGATGTCCCAATTCATCATCCCACACGTGCATGATACCATTCTTTTTATCGTAACCTATTGATTGGTACATATATTATATTTCGTAAATATCTAATAATTCTCGTTTAATTCCGTTATCGTCAAGCCCATAACCCACTACCCATTGGTCTTCAATTTCAAATGCATAAAAATCTGTCATGAGCGGACTAGATTTTCTTTTAAGCAATGTTACTACTTTAACATCGGCAGCATATCGAGAATTAACTAAATGCAATGCTTCAAACATTGTAGCACCCGTATCTAAAATATCATCTACAATATAAACTCGTTTACCATGTAAATCTAATTCAATGTCTTTGATTACTTTAACTCCGCAGCTGTTGTCTTGTCCTTCATATGATTTTAATCGAATACAATCAATTTCGCAAAAAATTGACATCGATCTTGTTAAATCTGAAAAGAAATGTAATGCGCCATTTAACACACAGATCATCACTGGGGGCAGCGCATTGCCAGATTTCATATGATCTACTGATATTGCATCTGCTAATTGTTGAACTCGGTCTCGTATTTGTTCTTTTGTGATGATTTTTTCCATGTTTCGTATATTCCAAATAAATTAATTGAAATGATAATAGCACTCAATGCTAAATGACTAAAATTGTCTATGAAGATATCATATGTTATCCAACCAATATCTCCAACAATCCAAGCTATCATAGCCGGCGTTCTTAAACATTTAGCATTGAGTATGTATCCTATTAATACTAATAAAGTGCTAATCCAGCCTAATGCTTCAATCATTGAGCTGAATTTACAAGACCGATTTCAGATTCGCGAATCAACATATAATCTGTATCATCTAGAATAATACTTTTGTTTTCGCCTAGGTTTGATTTGTATACAAACACTTCATCACCTGTTTTTACTGTCATCGGAATACGATCTCCAGTTTGCGTAAATAAACCTTGGCCTGTTGCTACAACAACTCCTTTAGTAAAATTCATATCGCGGTCTACTAAGATAATTCCGCCTTTTGTTTTCTCTGAAACTTTTTCTACTTTAATTAAAACTTGATCTCCAATTGGTGTCCAATTCATAACTTATTTCTTTTATTGATTAAATAATTCTACAATTCTTTCTTGTGTGATGTTATTGCCAATTAACCGGCCTACTTCATTGCCAGCTCGCGTAACGATGATTGTAGGAACATTGCGAATTGAATATTTTCCAACTGCTTCTGAATTTGTATCTACATCTAAGATAGTTATTGGTAATTGACTTTGCATTGCCTGAATTTGAGGCTTTAACAACTTACATGGGCCGCACCATGTTGCTGTAAAGTATAATATCTGTTTCATACTATATGATATATAATTTTAACATTATTTCCAAATGTTGTTGTTACTGTCCAATTCATTTTCTATCTCTTTGTGAAATCCAAAAGCGTAATTCTGATGTTGCAGGAACTTTTGTTAAATCAAAATAACGAACATATTCATCTGCTAAATATGCTGGCATATTAACTGTTTCGTAAGTTAATTGATTCCATGTTACCATACTTAAATGGTCTTTTTTACGTTTTGTACGTTTTAGTGGTTTTTCTCGTTTCATTATATTTTTTTAAAAAAATTTGTAATAAAATAGTTCATTGTGTTAAGATTAAGATTATTTTGATAATTTACAAAAATTAAATCTAACAAATCAATATGAGACATATTATCTGGGCAAATTCCGATGATATGAAGAATTTCGTGCATGTTATACTCCTCTTTTTGTATTATAACTTATTATGTGATCGCGACCAGTCATGTTATAGCCTTTTTCAGCACACATTTCGAATACGATAGGGTACATTTTAATAAGCTCGTCACGCGTATCACCTGCGGGCATAATATATGTCTTATTTTTAGGAATGTTAAACAATACCCTAAATTCTTCAATTTCTTCTAAATTATATGCAGTGCCATCCCAAACTGGTTTATAATGGTAATCGGCATGAAATGATATCATTTGCTTAATAGCTTCCGTGTTTAATCTGAACTTGTTATGCTGTTTAACCATTTTTTCATCTGTAATAGTACCTTGTGGAGTTGCAACACCTACAACTGGGATACTATTGCTAAACTTAGGACTAAGGCTAATAAGTCCAATTGGATAATCAGTCTCAATAAAATGAGATCCTTCAGTCTCAATTGTGATAAGAATACCTCTTTCATGAGCGAAATGTGTTAATTCATTTACTAATGCAGGGTGCATGGTTGGAGACCCGCCTGTTAACATCATTTCCGTAATATGTGGATTCTCATCATAAATCTTAATGATGTCATTAAAACAAAAGGTGCCTTTTTCAGGATGTATACTTGTATACCATGAGTCGCACCACCCACCCTCGCCAAAATAGCAACGATGCGTGCAACCTGTAGTTCTAACTGCAATAGTAGGTCGGCCAAACCGACTGCCTTCGGATTGTACGCAACGATACAATTCTACTATTGGTAATGTTTTTGTGTAATCTGTAATTCTTCCTGGTTTCATAATAGGATTAAAAAGGTAATTCATCATCATTGGCATCGACATGATCTAATTTTTTTATTAGTTCGTTAAATTTTTCTTCTAATGCAGTTAGTTTATCAAACAATGCGTTCAAAGTTACTGGATCTATCATTGTATACTTAACATCATTGCCAAAATATTTATTTAGAAATGATCTAGGATATGTTGCAACTCGAGAAAAATTTTCGCGACTCATGTCCGGAGGTAAATCACGCCAAACAATTTTGATGCCTTCTTTTAAGGCAGCATCCATTATTTCGCGACCTACATTATTAAGTGTAGCAGATTTACCTGTATACTCGTAAATTGATACATACATTTCATTAATATTGTTCATAACTTGCTGAATTTCGTTCGTGTTCGTATACTTCTACTTTTGTAGCTTTAACTCTTCCTTCAGTTTCTTCCTTGAGGAATGCATTGATTATTTCAAATAAAAACTCTGCAAATCTCTCACAGCCAGTTGCTGGTAATACTCTAAGTTGTATGATTCCATCTTTGTCCATTTGTATAAATTTTTGTAAGTATGGATCATCTTCAGCTACAATAGTTGTGTGATCTAGCAACCAAGCAAAGTATTCTTTTGGTGACATACCTAAGATGGTAGAGTTAGCTCTTTTCATACCGCCGAAATCCCATACCCAATTGCGTTCATCTAGTTCACCTTCAAACCATACTCGGAATGAAATTGCATAGCCATGTAGGTATTTACAATGTGTGCCATCTGCTTTCCATTGACGGAAACATGCTGAGTACCCATCATATAATTTAGTTGAAATGTAACGTGCCATTATTTTTGTTTGTTAATAATTGATAAAAACTCTTTACGTGCTTCGGGATCTGTTTTAAAACATCCTCCCATTTTGCTTGTTACCGTATCAGAATTAACATCTTGTAT